AGCGCCGCCCGCCTGATATCGCCAGATCGGAACATTATGGATAATGCCATGCGGAACGGCATTACCGGCACCGTCAAGCTGCGCGACGATTGGCTGAACGTCGACTGCCCGTCCGCGAACCGTCACGACCTTGACGAGCGTCATAGTGGCCATCTTGTTAATGACTGATCGAATGGCCGCTTCCATGCGGTTCCATTCGCTTGTGCCGCTCTGGCGGTCACCCTGGCCCGCATAGGCTTGTGTCTGGTTATCCAATGACTGCCACCGTTTGCCCGAGTAGCCCGCACTCTATGCTTGTGAACCACGCACCGCCCGGCACGTTGCTGTCGAGGTTGTGCGAGATGGCCGCAATAGTCCACTGGCCGTTTGCCGGCGTCAACGCCGATTGCACCTCCACGGTCTGCCCGAACACCAGCGACGGATTGTAGAGCGTACGAACCATGATGCCGTTCTGTGTAAATTGCGGATAGCCGACCATTCCGGTCGCGGCGGACAGTACCGGCACCAGTCCTCCGCGCGAGCCGCCCTGCGGCCAGATGGCCAGTACCGTGTCGTCGATATAGAGGTTAATCGCGGCCGCCCGCGCCACGGCAAGCGCTTGGTCGCGTAGCGTACCTGGCAGATACGGATCGCTGATACGGATATCGACGCCGCTATTTTCCAACGTGCGAATCGGCTGCATTTGTGCGGCGATCCCGGCCAGCACTGTAGCGACGTCGACCGAGCCGTTGTAGCTAACCGGCTTGACCGGCTTGACCGCCTCGAGCAGCCCCGTAAAGGCGCTGGCATGAAACAAGGCATCTGGCGCGGATTGAATGTCCGCCCATGCTTCGGACAGGATGCCGGTAAAGCACACCGCCCCGTCCGCGCTGACCGTGACCGAGTTAAACCTACTGTCCGTGTAGCGCAGCTTGTTCAGAATGGTCAGCTTGTTCATGACGTCGAGCGGCATGCCGTAGACGCGAAGGTCGAGGCTCGACATGGAAACGCCGCCCGACTTGGTAATATTGGCCGTCGTGCGCAGTCCGGAAAGTTCGACAACGTTGTTGCCGTCCTCGCCAAACGCACCGGTTCCAAGCTGAAAGCGGAGGTCGATGGTACGACTTACAAGAGCCATAGAAGCTGCCAGCGCGAACCAAGCGCGTCATAATAGGGATCAGACAAGCCCTGCGTATCGTAAAACGACAAATCACCCGTAAAACCATGGTAGCTGTCTACGACCAGCACATTCCGATCCCGGCACAAGACGCCAAGCACGACCGGTCGATCGGCGACATACAGATTGAGATAGAGCCCAGTCGACTTTTGATAGACGTCAATTCGGCACGGCTGATCGCCTAATGCAATTGACAGCGTTTGAGCCGGCACAGGCGACAGCGGCACGATAACTGTAGTCAAAGCGGTGACCGTAGCGGTCAGCGCTGACGGCACGCGCGCCACGGGAGGCGGCGTCGGGGAAGGTGCCGGGGTGGGTGTAGGGGCGGGGGTCGGCGTAGGGCTAGGCGGATAGCCGGTCCCCGGATCGGTATCAGGTGGCTCAATACCGATGATGCGCGCGTCGCTAGCTAGCGGCATATCAGCGGCTCCCCGGCGGACGATCGTACGTGTAAAGTTTTCGGCCACTGGCAGTCGTCGTCAGCGTGGCGCCGGACACGACCACCCGCTTGGGCTGTACGCTGCCCTGATTAAGCGTCCGCACAGCGGCGGGCCGTTTGGTTGTGCCCGGCGCGGCGGTCACTGGCGAGGCGACGTCTTGGGTTTGGTTGGTCGCCGCGGCCAGTGCCGGCGTTTCCGCAATCTTGCTGTACGACGCCTTGGCCGCCTGCCGCACTTCCTGCAGAACGAGCTCAACGGTCGTCATACCCGCGCCGTTGGTAGCGTTTCGGGTCAGACCAATGCGTGTCACGTTGACGTTCAGGTAGGTTCGTTCAGGCGTCACCACATTGTAAGCCAATAACGACTCAAGCAGCGCCTGACATACGTTCAGGAACTGTTCGCGCTCGCCGACTGCGCCGCCTTTGCTGACTGCGATGCGCGTGGCAAAAGGCGTCGCTACCTTGTCGTACGACTCGAACGCGCCGCCCTCCACCGGATAGTCTGCGATCCGGAATTCTGCACTATGTTCGAATGACACGATGCTGTCCGCATTTAGGACAACTTCGCCACCAAGCGAGAAAATGCCCCAGCGTTGAGCCGCAACGGATGACGACACATCGCGGCTGGCCGCTACGAGCGTTTGTTCGGCGTCGACCAGATCGCCCGCCCGCCGCAGTACGGCCGGCACCCCGGCGATCGCAAGCGGCACGTTGGGGAAGCGGAAGGACATAATTAGGGGTTCATACCCGAACCCGACTGAACGACAAGACCGCGCTTGGCGATGGCCCCGCGGAGGCCCCCGGCAATGCTATCCGGATCTCCGTTCGGCACGTACACGGTAATTTGTCCGACCGTGGTCGTATTGCTCGACGAGCCGCCGCCTGCGGCCATGGCCGTTGGCATACGCCCGCCTAGAATGCCCATACCGCGTGTCAAATCGCCGGCCGTCTCCCGACCAGCGGCTGGGCGCATGAAGTTACGAATATAGGCGTTCAGAGTGCCTTCCGCCGTCTGCTGGCCACGTACTGCCCGTCCGCCGTGGTCGCCCCCGTTCAACTCCCAGACGAGATATTCCATCTGTTGCTGTTGCGACGGATTCCGACCGTAGCGCGCGAATAGCCGCTGCTTACGATCGCCAAGCCACTGCCCGATACCGAAAGCGCCCGACTTTGGATTGACCGCGCCGACCGCGCCGCCCTCAGCGCCGATACCGGCGTCAATACCGCGCGCCTGTTCGTTGCTGAAACCGGCGCGCTTGAGATAGTCAATAATGCCTGCGTTAGGCCCGCGCGAACCGGCTGGGCCGCCGCCATAGGTCTTTTGCATCCAACCGGAGGAAACCCGGCTGACGTCCGGTTCGCCGAACGTGTCGCCGGTCGTCAGCGCGTTCCAAGCGCCTCGAAAATCGCCTTTGAGCAGCGCGGCCGCAATGTTGCGTAGACGGTCGAGATTGGACAGTACTAGTGCGATAGCCGCCGCAAAAGCAATCCACGGCGCGGCCGCAGCCAGTGCCCAAAGTGTCAATCCGCCCAACACGACCAGCAAACCGCTCGCCGCAAGAGCCAAATTATCCGTGCTGCCCGCCCAGGCAATCGTATGCTCTACGACCCATTCCAGCACGGGCCGCAGCTTCTCGCGTAACAACGACTCCATGACGGCTAGCCGTTCCTGCAAATGCTGCGCGGCTCGAGCGGACTCGTCGGTGGCCACCCCTAGCTTAGCCTGCTCGTCCACCAGACCCTCTACGCCGACACGGCCCTTGGCGAGCAGGTTTATCGTCGCATCGGATAGCCCCATCCGGCCGGCGCGGGCGACGAACTCGGGCCGGCTCATGCGTTCGGACGCTTCGGCAATTTTGAGCAGTGCGGTTGCCGGGTTTTGCAAATCGTTCAGCGAAACGCCTAAACCTTGAAAGTCGGCGTCTTTGCCGGTCGTCCCGGTCAACTTGTACGTTTGAAACGCCGCGGCCATGGACTGTAGCGCCGCGTCGGCATCTTTCGCATCGCCACCGACACGTTTGATAGCACCTTGCCAGGCGGATACTTGTTCGGTTGCCATGCCGAGATTGGTAGCAAGCCGGCCGGTGGCCGCGTCGCTGTCGAGAATCGAGCGCGCAAAGCTGGTGATTGTGGCCGCACCGGTAAATGCGAGCAGCAGCCCGGCAACCTCATTGCGCACGTTGCGGAACGACCCCGCCATGCGCTTGCCATCGGACTCCAGCCGCTTGGCCATCTTGTCCGATTGCTCGACGGTTCGGCTTTGATCGGCGCGGGCGTCAGCGGCTTCCTTACGATATTGACGCGCGTCAAGGCCGAGCAGAACGACAAGGCTGTCAATGACGGTTGGCATGGTCGTTCGCGATCTCTTGGTTTCGGGCGTCTATTTGCACGATCTCCAAAAGGTCGTACATGCCCTCTAGTCCGTAGACGGTTTGGAGCTCGTGAAGGGTAGCTCGTCCGCTTCCGACGACAGCACCGACGACCTGGGGGACGTTGGCGTATCGGAGGAAGCTGCCTGCGCCTTGGCCGCCGCCCCCAAGCTCGAGAGGGTGGCGGTCACGGAAAAACCCGTGTGGATCTCGATCACCTCCCCGCGCAACAGCAGCCGGGTTGCCACCTCGTCAATGTCGTCGTCGATCAGCGGACGGACGACGAGCGGCTTGGACGTATCCGGCACGAACTGCACGCATTGGAACATCTCGTCCAGCAACTGCTCGGCATCATCGAACGCCATGCTGGTAAAGGACCGCAAGCCAGCCGCCAGTAGGGTTGCCGCGCCAGCCGACAGGGCGTCTTCTGGTATCTCCACGCCGCTCCGCGACATTGCCAGCAAGGCTCGCGCGGCCCACTTTTCAGCCTGAACGGCAGGCATCTCGGTAATACGAAACGTCTTGCCGGCGTCCCGATTGTCGAGCGTAATCGTGACGTCTTTGGTCTTGCGGGCCATCAGGTGTTAGCCGGGGTGACCCGCTCCCACAGAATGTTGAATGCGCGCGGTGCCAATGTTTTGCCGACCGCAGGAAACTTATTGATTCCGGTCAGAAACCCGCGGCTCATGGCGTACTTTTTGCCGATCGCGGGCAGCACCAGCGAACCGGTCAGCACGTACGCTTCACGTGCGGTTTCTTCCGCCTGCAAGAGCGCATCGAAAAAATCGTTGCTGGGACTGTCCGCCTGCAAAGTGATCGTCTGCGGGACGGCAACGGCCACCCAACCCGCGGACAGCCGACCGTCAACGCCCATCAGCGTTTCCTTGCTGGCCAAGCTGTCCGTGTTGGTCACGTTGTCGGCACTAAATCCCTGAATGCGCTGTGGGACAGGGAATAGCCCCTCCACGCTCAAGAGCAGTACCGAGTTGGCGGCGGTAATCGTGCGGGTGTTGGCCATCGTCGTCCCTTACTGCACGAGTACGCTGGCCAGCGTGATCCGCTGTACCGACTGCCCGTCCGTGTAGAAGAAATAGACCGGTGGCGAGCCTCGAGCCGCTCGCGTGGAAGCGTTGGTCGGCCGAACCAGCGCGTACCAACCGCGCTCTTGGAGCGTGTTGGCGATCGGTCGTCCAGCCGCCGCATTCACTTCCGCCGCCTGTGCTTGGCTAAGCGTGATGCCCGCACGGATCGCACCGAATGTCACGGCCGCATTGATCGTATCGGCAAGGCTCGCTTCAATCAGGCTATAGCCTTCGGTGTTGTACGGGATGCTGCCGGCGTCGACCAAGAGGTTAAAAAGCGCCAACTGGAAGCTGGCGTTCATCCAAATCTGGTGAACGTAGCTGTCGATCCACTCGAAATCGCCCGACACTTGCCCCGGGTAGAAGAACACGAATCCGTCGTTTGCCGTGCCGTACGACCCGTAAAAGTTGTAGCCGTTGGCGATCAGGTTGCTTGCGATCGTGCCGTTCGTGACGCCGGGGTTCAATCCCTGACCGCTGCGGAAAGCCATCGTGGCACGACCGTTGACTGCTGCAAAGTCGATTGACGCCAACGCCCCCATCAGGAACGTGGCAACAGCCGCCCCATTGTTCGGATCGTAAATCGCGGCCGTACCCGACAGACCACCTGTCGTGATCTGATAGCCCACGCTGGACGTGTCACCGCTTTGCGTCGGTAGGACCGAGTTATCCCACATAGCGTACAGATAGCGCTGCGACTGACTGTCGTTCCACGTAGCGAACGAAAGCATATCCGCTGCGGACGGTTTGAACGCGGTGGTAAAACTGGCGAAGTTTTGCGTCTGCGCGGTAATACCCGCCATGGCACTGGCCGGCGACATTCCGCTGGCGCCTTGACTCAAGACAGCCCCCGCCGCCGCGGTTAGAAGCAGCGGGTCCGCCAACGTGCCGCTAGCAAAAGTGATCGTGCTGGCCGCGCCGGTGGTCGAGCTCGTAACAACGAAAGCGCCCGCCACGGAGTCATACGTGACGAGCGCACCGCTGGCCGCGATACCCGCCTGGATGATGCTTGCGGCGTTGCTGAAGCTGGTAGCGGCGGCTAGTGTGAGGTTGTTGCTCGTCGTGGTCGTGCCGTTGACCGTTACAGTCAGCACACCGGACATTGCTTGAACCTGCGCGAGCGTCAGTCCGCCAGATCCACCACGAAGATACGCCGCGACCGGATTGGCCGCGTATTGCGAGAACAGTAGAACGACCGGCTTGATCGTTGACCCGTCGTATCCCGCAAAATAGATCGCGGCCAGAGACGCTTCCGTGCTGATCGGGCCAAAATACGCAGCGACGTCCGCGGTGGACGCGAAGCGGGCAACCGTGCCGATCGGAACGCGCGTGCTGCTCGTCAGGATCAGCCCGACAAGGTCGAGCCCAGAACCGCCGGCGTCGATAACGCTCGGCAGAACTTGGACGATGGCCGATGCCGGAATGCTTGCTACCATGTCGTCAGTCCGCCTCTACGATGGTTGCTGCGACCCTATCCGCAAATTCCATCGGTGTCGATACCACCGGGTTCACCTGAACCATGACCGCAACCATCCAACGCGCTTCGT